TACTTGACGATCTAAAAAAAATTGACTGGGGCGTCCTTGTGTTGATTTTGAAGGAATCACTAAATAGCTGTCCCGGCTCAACCTTTCCATCGTCAAATCCGAGCTACTGCGGCGACAAACTAGGGAAAGAACATCAATAACATCTGCGCCTAAATCATACGCGCTTGTACCGGCGGTCAAAGAAAGCGTTCTTTGCTTTATCGTCCACTGATTCAAGCCACGATTAGCCCAATCCGCAAGAAGCAGATTGAGGGAACGTTTTGCGGTGCGGGCATCGTATCCCGTCCTGAACTCTAACCCGCACCGCTCAAAAGCTTCTTCGATGTATTCATCGACTTGAAGCTCAAAGTTTTTTGACCCCGAAGTAGCCATGGTTACTTCTTAACCCTGCCACCACGTTTCATCTTCTTTTTAGCCATGCCGCCGCCGCGCATCATAAGAGGCTTTTTAGCCATGCCGCCGCCGCGCATCATCTTTGGAGCCGCCTTTTTAGCCGCTCCGCCGCGCATCATCTTCTTGGCCTTTTTCCGCATCTTTCAATCTCCTGTATAGGAATTTACGGTTTTCATATAGTTGCGAAGAATCATAATACTCTTCACAATTGTCATAGTACCCTTTTACTCTAAGGGCATCCGAAGCTTCTTGCAACTTAGTCAGTCTTTGCAAGAAGATCATAGCATATGAAACATCAGAGGTCGATGTTGCGCTTTCAAAGTCTTCATCGTCTAAAAAATCATTGTCTTCATCGTCTGGGTGGAACCCCATTAAGAACATGTCTTTATTTATGAAAATGCCTTCAGATATCATGTCGTTCAACATGTTGAGATAGCTATCCATCTCATCTATCGGCAAAGGGCAAAAATCTATAAGAATTACAACGTCTTTGCTGTCATCCCATTGAGAAACTAAAGTGTAAAGATCTTGCCAATCTTTACTATACTTAAAACAAAAGCCCACCTTGTCTTGTTCCCATGCGGCTCTAGCATAGGGACAGGCGGGTAAATTGTTGTAATTTGGGTTTATTTTTTGCAGAGCATGCGAAGACCAATCGCGCATTTCTTGCACAATCGCTTGCTCCAGTTCAAAATTGGGGAGCATGATGTTCCCTTATGATTGTGTGACGGAGCCCTTTGTTCGTTTACGGCGGTTAGGTAGAACTGCTCCACAGCCTCTGGCGACTGCTGTGCCGCGAACAGATTTGCCCCTGAATGGCCGTTTTGCTTTTGTCGATGGTACAGCAGCACCGCCATTCGCCATCTTTCTGACCTTGGCATCCTTTGTATTAGAGACAACGGTCTTGCCGCGGGCACCTTCTCTTTTCTTTTTCTTAGCCGTGGAAGCACGTTGAGATTTGGTAAGGCTGTTTGCTTTAGCCCGCGGTAGGCACCTGTCAGGGTTCTTCTTGTCCTTTGAAGTGCCGCACTTGCCTTTGATTGAGCCGTCACTGCCAATCCTTACCCAGTCTTGCTTCAACCATTTTTGAAGCTCACCCATTACTTCCCTCTTCGCTTTCCGCCTTTTGACTTTTTAGCGTAGTTTGGGTCTTTACAGTATTTGGATGCGGCCAAGTTTGCATACGCCGACGGGTATGTATCAAACGTCCGTTTAGCCCATGCTTTTCCTTCCGGGCAAATTTTAGACCCTTTGCTTTTCCTACTGACACCGCCACCCTTCCTAAAATAAGTTGGCTTTATTTTTTTAGGCTTGGGCCCTGTATTGACCTGCCTAGTCATTGTTCCACGCGACATAGTCATCAGACTTCTCCAAAAGAAAATCTTCCCACATAGGGGTAATCATTGCGTTGTTAGACGCAAGTTTTTCTTGAACGTTTTCTAGCTGAACAGTCAAAACTGCTAAATCTGTCTTCACGACAGACATCTCCATAGACAGCCAACCAATCCCAGTGAGAATCAGCGCCGGAGCAAGTTTGTCCCACGTTAGCATTTCCACCTCTTCCTAGCTTGGCGTAAGCGGCTATTTGGATTTTTAGCTGCTTTAGGAAACTTTTTCATTTGACCGGCGGAACGAGCGCAAAACGACTTGCGTCTTTTTGCGGCCTTACTGCCCTTTTTAACTTTTCCGGTCACCGCGGTCTGCAATTTACTGCCGGGATTTGCTCTTCGGTACGCCGCAACCCCGGCTTTAGTCATTCCCGCCCCAGACTTTGTGGGGCGGAAATTCTTTTTGTTTCGCTTCGGCATCTTATCGTTACGCGAAGCCATGACTCACCTAGTTAAAAAAGAACGTTACTGCTGTGATGTTAGTTAGAGTGCCGACAAAAATGTCCGTAACCCTAATACCTTCAGCAGGGATGTTCACAGAATGTGTGTCAGAAGCGTTGAAGTCTAAATCTAAAACTGTAGCGCCGCCGGAACCATCTGTAATGGTGAGCCTTGGAGTCCCAGATGCAGTTTTTAACTGTATCTGTCGAATACGAGCAGGACCGACACCAAGTGACCCAGTGCCAGTAATCCGTTTCGTCCTTACATCAGAGCCTGCCATAGCTTACTCTCCGTTCTTTTTCGTAGCCTTCTTGACGGCCTTTACAGCCTTCTTGACAGACTTTTTACCACCGTTGAGCTTACCCATGATAAGCCTCTTACGAAACAGCGGCAGAGAAAGGAGTAGCTTCGGTGCCTGTTGCTGCGCCGCGGGCAACTACTGAGAACACATTCGACGCTACATCTTGAATTTCAATTGTAGCCCCAAGAAGACCCCCGGTAGTCGTGCCGTTCATGGTGATCGTGTCGCTTGTTGCGGCAGTTTCAAAAATAGATGCAGAATTGTCTGAATCGTTAGCGACAATCGCTACACCCGCCATCGTGTCGTCACCGTTAGCAACCTGAATGATGTAATCGTTTGAAGTGACGGTGGTTGATACGAAGAACCTGTAAATGTTCCCTGTCCCGCTAGCCGCCGGAAGAGTAACAGTTGCGCCGCTTGCTACGCCCAAGACCATTGTACGGCCCGCGTTGGACGCGGAGGTCAAGGTTACGTCAGCAGTTACAGATACAAGAGAATCCGATCCCGAAATAAAACCGGCGGTAGAGGTCACCGGACCTGAAAAAGTAGTCGAAGCCATATTAACACCCTTTGCACAAGGTTTCGCTTTGTAGTCCGTGCAATGTCAGGCGGGCATGATCCTGTCTACAAAGCTAAGTTACGCCCAAAATCAATATATAACAAAAAAGAAAGGGCGGCAACCGCCGCCCTCTCCACATGTGTATCAGCCGTAGCTTGGTTACGCACCGGGTGTGCCGAAGACACAACGCCAGTCAGATACACCAAAGCTGTAACGCTCACGTGCCTTGAAGCGCATGTTGCCAGTATCAAAATCCCCTTCCATGGAGCTTTTGATTGGTGAGCGGTTAAACATCTTGAAGCCGTTAGGTGCATCAGTCTTGATGAAGAATGCATCTGTGTCGGTCAGGAAGTGGTTAACCACTGCGCCGTCTGGGATCATGCCCATGTTCTTCATGGCGTTCGCATCATTGTCGGCGGTGCCAACACGAAGGTTTGAGTTCATCACACGCTCTGCAATAAACTGAAGTTCCTTCGGAATGATGAGCTTCATACCGCGTACAGCAACCTTGAGCCCACGCTCATCGGTGAAGCCTGCGATATCAATCAGCATCTGCTCCAGTGACGTTTCGTTAAGATCCGCCGCTGTGGAGAGCAGGTTACGCTGGTTGCCAGACAGAGATGGGTGAGCGGAAGAGCAAAGTGCTGCACCGTCACCAATCGGGCTACCGGTGCTGAACGCATTGTTCAGAATCGCCGCAGCCTTAATCTGCTTGGTTTGAGCCATCGAACGAGCCAGCGCCTTTGTGTAGCGCGAGGCAAGGCGATCATAGAGGTTATCTTCGATAGCCTCTTCTGTGATCGAAAACGCAAGAGCAATTGTCTCGTGTGTATAACGAGCAGTGTATGTCTCTTGTGCGTCGTCGAACTGGACAGCGCCACCTTCACTCTTAACAGGAGCCGTTGTGAAGCCCCCCAGCATTACTTCTTCTTCAAAGGCGCGGTCTGACGACTCCTCTTCAAAGATTTCAGCATGCTCGTTCTCGTAGCGAGAATATTCCAGACCAAACAGCGCGTTTAGGCCCGGCTCTAGCTCTTTCGCTAGTTGTGCGCGAGAAATAGCCATTGTCTATATCTCCCTTCTTATATGCCAGTAGACGCTGCTGTAGTCTGAGAATCAGAGCTAGAGCAAGGTGCATTGTGGTGGAAATTAAACCGAACAATATAGTTCACACCCGCTGATGCATAGTCGAGGTTTGCGTCATCAGTCGTCAAACCCACAATACGCATAAACAGCGTTGCGGTTGCTGCCGCCGTGGAAATATCAAGTTCAGCAGAGGAACGCCCAGTAGAAGTTGAACCGCTAGTCGCTGTCGCCAGTGAAGCATTTGCGAAAACATCAGCCAGTGCAGTTGCACGGTCTGTTGTTGCCCCATCTGCGGCCACCATAAACAGTTGATTTGGGTTGTCAGCTACAAGAGCTTTGACCGGGAAGTTCGTGTCAACGCTAACGTTGTTTGAACCGGGCCAGTAGTTTTTGAAAACAGTCTTTTTAGTAGAACTGTCAACATATTCGACGCCCATTAAGACCCCAAGAGCAGGAACTGTACCACCGTTTGCATTACCAACAATGTCGATCACACCCGCCGCTAGCGGAATGACTGGCGAATACTGATAAATAGCATTCGTATTGTTGGATGCGATCTCATACTGAGTCACACCAGTGGTGTTAGCCGCTGCACCATTGAGTCCAATTGGACGAAGACCAAAGGCAGTATCTTGGTTTGCCATTTTTGTCTCCAATCAGCCCTAGTTTTTAGGGCCACCAAAGGTTACACGCGATTGACGATCAGCATTGCTGATCCTCATTGTAGAGTGAGAATTTTCCCGCATCATATCGTGATCCACCGCATCCATCTGGTCCTTCGTCCTACCATCAAAGTAGGCTTTCCGTTCCGCGACGGTTTCTAATGGGATACGAGCGAGAATTAATCCGCCAACTCCAAACACACCAGCATATTTACCTGAATCAATGACGGGGGCCTCGAAATCTGGATATTCATCTTGGCGGACAAGTTCGTAGCCTTCGCGCAGACGAGCAGAAATATTCTTCGTATCGTCAAATCCACGAACCTCAACCCTAATCCAACGATGCTTATATCCATCGGGCGCAGGCGGTGCGTCTAGCATAGACGGGGGAGCCCAAGGCTTACGCCTTGCCTCTTTCTCCCTTGTCTTACTAGCACGGGAGCTACGATCAACGCCGGAAGATTTTGTAATTTCAATATCAGACACTGATCTTACTCCTTTACGTACTTAGCATACTCTTCAAGAGGCACACCCAATTTCTTGGCTATAGCGACCTGAGAGGGGGTCAATTTGACCTTGCGGCGTCCAGATGTTTTAGCAGTCCTAGATGCCGAAGCTACCGTCTGAACGGGGCGGCTGCTCGACTGACTGGTTTTGTCAAACTCATTGGGAAACTTGTCCACAAGTCGTCTGTCCAACTCAGTATAGTAATCATCTGAGTTCGGGTCAAACCCTTCATTTTCAACAAGACGTTTATGTATGCCAAACGCCGCATACGTCATCGCCTCATCTTTGCCAAACCACTCATTACGCTCCGCCCACTCTTCTGCTTTAGGGTCGGGGCGTTGGGGCTCAGATTGATTGTATTGTTGTTGTGCCGCCGGGGCAGCTTCCTGTTGTGCGGGCTGTCTGTCAAACTGCGCTTGTGCTTGGCGAGCGCGTTCTTTCGCAACACTTAACTGAGCCAGTCTTTCCTGCGCTTCAACGGCGGCATCGGTGTCACCGATAGACATGGCCTGCCGCAGTGCCGACTTGGCAGTCTCCAACTCTGACTCAACCCGCCCAGAATACTCTTGGACATATCCTTGATCCAAGGTACGCATTCTGGTCTTTAGCTCATCCGCCTCTTTCTTGACGGCCTCTGCATATGCCAGTGCATCCTTTTCCCGACGCTCCGCCTCTCGACGCAGCTTGGTCAGGCGATCAATTCTCTTTTGAGAGTCAGAGACTTGTTTCTCTTGTTGGGTTGGCTCTTCCGGCGCAGCTTCTGCCGCCGGAGCATCATCAGACTGTTCAACCTCAATCTCAACCGCTTCTTCTCGCGGCTCTGGCGATACGCCTTCTTCAGTCTTTTCGACTTCTTTCTCTTCCATAAGATTTTCCATGATTACTCTCAGTTATGAAGAATGTCTTCGGGGTCTAGGATAGTTGCCAAAATTTCGTCGTCATTGAGAATACGAACTTCACCGCCCTCAATTTTAAAACGCGATCCGGCATACCTAGCAAAGATCACCCAATCCCCCTCTTGGCACCATGAGCCGTCAGGGAACTTCTGTTCATCAGCATAGGCAAGAACCCCTGCTTTCAGAACGTAGCCTACTTGGGTGGATACCTCATTTTGCTGGACGGCTTGGTCCGGCAAATAAATCCCACCGGCGGTCTTAGCCTTACCCTTGTAGGGCAAAACCAACAGTCTCCATCCAGTGGGTTGGGGCATTCTTTCAATTAGAGATTTATCAAGAAGAGTTGGGTCTAGTACCCTGTCGGCGGGCTCTACCCAAGGTGTGGAAGATACTTCCTTTGGCTCTGTGGCCTCAGTCATCTATTAGCTCCTGTTTTTCTAGCAGGCTCTTGAGTTCCTGTTCGACGTATTCAAGGCCGTCAATGTTTCCCATCAACCGACCATAGTGTTCCATATCTTTGACGCCGCCCGC